AAATACTAACAATCATGAGCACCAAAAAGAAACAACCAAACATTGATATCAAGCAATTTATACAATGCTTGACTGAAAAAAATTACGCACAAGCCGATAAATATTTACAAACTGCTGTGGAGCGCAAGCTAGAACAGCACATGAGAAAAGCAAAATCAAAAAACATTTTTAAATAACATGAGCGAAGAAAAAACAATCACCAGTGTGTTGAAGGAAGCAACCGAAGGTATCTTGACAGAAGAGGCTTTGTCTGATATCGAAACAGTGTTCGAGCAATCGATCAATGAACGTGTTGCGTTGCATGTAGAGAAAGCATTAGCTGAGCAAGATGAAGATCATGCTGAGAAACTGGAGAAACTACTTGAAGCCATCGACACGGACCACACAGCTAAACTCAACAAGCTAGTTGATGCGATCAATCACGACCATGCTGATAAACTCGCTCAAGCCGCTAAAAAGTTTAACAAAACACTCAACGAGGACGCAAGTTCATTCAAACAGGAGCTAGTTGGCAACATCAGCAACTATCTTGATCTATATCTCGAGAAAGCCATACCAGCTGAAGATATCAAGAAAGCCATGAGAAACACCACAGCTGTAAAAATGCTAGGTCAATTGAGAGAGGCACTTGCTGTTGACAATGCGTTGAGTAAAAAATCAATCCGTGGAGCTGTAAAAGATGGCAAAGCAAAGATTGACACACTTTCAAAAGAAACACAGCAATTGCAAGAGAATAATCAAAAATTGGCTCATGAGCTGACACTTGCAAAATCACAACTTGTGTTGGAGCATAAAACCGCTGGTCTTCCTGCTAGCAAAAGAAAATACATGTTCAAAGTTCTCGGTAACAAAACACCAAAATTTATCGAAGAGAATTATGATTACACTCTCAAGTTGCTCGAGAAGACAGAAGAGCAGCGACTAGAAACATTCAAAAAACAAGCTACTGAAAGCAAGCCTAAAGTGGATCGTGTTGCTAAAACACAAGTGATCGCCGAGAGGGTTGAACAACAACCAGTAGTCGAACAACAAGCTTCACAATCAGCCAATCCATTGTTGGAAAATTACATGGCTGAGTTGAAGAGAACCTGATTTTATAATCATTTTACGTTGAGGTTAACAAACCTGAGTCAAAGCAAACAAGGAGAATCAAAACTATGTCAGTTAAACCTTCCCTAGCATACATCGACCAAGACCGCGCTGGCGCGCTTTTGGAAAAATGGAGCCCCGTGTTGGATTACACTTCTGATAACGTTGGAGCGATCGAGAATGATCATGACCGTCTGAACACTGCTATTCTTTTGGAAAACCAAGAGAGCTGGTGTTTACAAGAAGCTAATATAGCTGGTGGTGGTGGTGTATTCGGAGCCCAAGGTGGAGCCGGAACAAACGCTAGTACCATTGGTAACGCTACTACGAACTTGCCTCGCGCAAGTGACCAGTACGCTACCGGAGACAGTCGTCTTCCCAAGATCCTGATTCCAATGATTCGCCGTACGTTCCCTGAGCTTATCACCAACGAGATTGTTGGTGTGCAGCCCATGAGTGGTCCGGTTGGTCTCGCGTTCGCGCTTCGTTACAAATACGATCCTAATTACCTCGGTAATGATGGTAGTAAAAACAACGACAGCAACAACGGAGGAACCAATCTTAACCAGAACACCGGTGAAGTCGGATACAACGAACTTGACACACGCTTCACAGGAACCAGTTCTGATCAACTGTCCGGTCTTGGTACCGGTTCAGAGTTCGAATTCGGTGAACATGATGATGGTGTGGCAGCGCTTCTCAGGGACTTTGAACTCACAAGTGACATTCCTCAAATGGAAGTTTCTTTCGAGAAAACAGCTGTTGAAGCTGGAACAAGGCGCCTGGGAGCAAAGTGGAGTGTAGAGCTCGAGCAAGATCTCAAGAACATGAACGGTATCGATATCGACACTGAATTAACAAACGCTATGTCGTATGAAATTCAGGCTGAAATCGACCGCGAAATGCTCATGAGAATGGTGCAAGTAGCGCTCAACGCAGGATCTGGAAGTGGTTATAGCACATGGGCCCCTGAATCAGCTGATGGACGCTGGCTCGCAGAACGTAATCGCGATCTATACGCCAAAATCATCGTAGAAGCTAACCGTATTGCTATTCGTAACCGTCGTGGTGCTGCTAACTTTTTAGTAGCAACACCCAAGGTTGCCGCCATCTTGGAAATGCTCCCTGAATTTCAGTGGATGCAAGTTCAAGGCAACGTCAACACTCAACCGGTTGGAATCGCTCGTGTTGGTAATCTCGGTGGTCGTTTCAACGTATACCGTGACACACGGACTGAAGCTCAGTACCTCGGCAATGCCGGATCTGGAAATCCTGGATACCAAACACCTGGAAATGGAACACCTCGTTCGAACGAGTTGAACTATGTTCTTTTAGGTTACAAAGGTCCGGAATTCTACGACACCGGTATTATCTACTGCCCATACATCCCTGTGATGGTCCAAAGGACAATTGGTCCCAATGATTTCGCGCCTCGCGTCGGTTTGCTCACTCGTTACGGTGTTGTTGACAACATCTTCGGAGCTGAGTTATACTACCACGTGATCATCGTGAAGAATCTTGGAACACCTTTTGCCCCTGGTGCAAGTGCTAAGTACTTCTAGAAGTTAAGTAACTCAAACAACCGGTGAAATGATATATCCGGTGATAAAATAATTTTTTCGACTCTTAC